ACATCTTAAAGAAACAAATATGGGATACTTCGAGCATATGATTTTTGCTCTCAAGGCAGTATTCTTTAATCTCATAGTAATTATCGCATTGATATTACATGCTGTTTTTCCATTTACTTTTACAACAACTTATAGTAAGTTTATATACAGGACCAAGGAAATTCTAGATGGAAGAAATCTATAAAAATACTTGTCAGAACTGTCAGCATGATTGTCATTGTGAAGATATAGTTTGTGTTGAGCCAGTAGAAGGGTTTGCAGAAAATCAGCCATGCGCATGTGGTTCTTGCACATGTAACATGAAAACTGATTGGGGTTAATATGGCTGACGAGCTCCGCACAGACGTTGAGCTGCTAAAACGAGACATACAGCTTATCGCTGGTCTCGCCGAAAAGTTCGACGTTGCCATAGACAAACTGTCTGCTGTTAGTGTTACTGTGGACAAGATGCTTGCTGTACACGAAACTCGTTTGAGTAATAATGAGCAGCAAAGAGAAATTATCCACCAACGAATAACAGATATGAAGAAAGAGATCACCGACGAAATTAAGTCGATGAAAGAAGAAAACAGAAAACAGCATTCTCAAACAAATGAACGTCTCGAAAGGCTAGAGAGATGGCGTTGGTTTGTTGTTGGGGTTGCTACAGTCATTGGATTTATTCTTGCTCAGATGGAGCCACTCGCTAAATTATTTTCATAGTCCCTTTCTTTTTCGTGAATCTTAATATATAATGATTTGATGATGACGATTCAAGTAGACCACAAGTACATTGGCATGATTTCGACCCAGCTGCTTCAGTTCAAGCGGAAGGGCGACAGGCTGTATAATTTTCGTTGCCCATTCTGTGGCGACTCTCAGAAAAACAAACTCAAGACACGTGGCTATCTATTCGAGCATAAAGGTGCGCTCGTGTACAAATGCCATAACTGTGATATCAGTTCTTCACTGTATAAACTTCTAGATCTGGTTGATTCAAATGTCGCACGTGCGTATCGCCTAGAAACATTTGCGCATCGTGAGCATTCAGCCAATACAGTCGATGAGTTTATCATCAAGAACGACACACCGATCGTAGAAGAAAAACCAAAACTCCAACTCGACCTGCCTCGTGTTTCCGACCTGCTCGATTCACATCGGGCTGTTCAATATCTAAAGGGTCGGAAGATTCCTGAGGATAGGTTTGATGATATGTTCTATGCGAAGAACATGAAGGAACTTGAAAAACTCAATCACATGTACAAAGATAGATTGATTGCGGATGAGCGTATCATTATCCCATTCCGTGATGCTGTTGGAAACATTGTCGGCGTGACTGGTCGAGCTATGGGTAACTCTAACTTGCGATATGTGACGATTAGAGTTGAACAAGATAAACCACTGGTCTATGGTCTAGACCGCATCGATTATACGAAACGAATCTATGTTGTTGAAGGTCAGTTCGACAGCATGTTCGTAGATAACTGCATTGCTCCTGGTGGTACAGACTTCAATCGTGCTGTATATTCTCTGCCGAAAGAGCAAGTGACTTTGGTTCTTGACAATCAACCCAGGAACAAACAAGTCGTAATGAAGGTTGAATCATTTTGTAAGAAAGGATATGATGTAGTCGTATGGCCAGCAACTTGGAACTACAAGGATATCAACGACGGGATAGTGGCGGGAATGAGCCGTCACGAGATAATGGAGATGCTAAATACAAACACCCACTCGGGTTTAAAACTGAAACTAGCAATAAGGGACTGGAAGAGATGACACAATCTGTCCGTTTGGTTTCGTTTTCGAAGCCATCGGAAGATTTTTCTGAGGACCTGAATGACTGTCAAGACCTTATATCATTTTGCGCAAGGGTATCTAACCCAAGCAATCAGTTGAACACTGATACCACAGAAAAACTCCTAACATATATGATCAAGCATAAGCATTGGTCGCCTTTCGAAATGGCAAGTGCGTGCTTAGAAATTACAACAACGAGAGATATCGCTCGGCAAATATTACGACATCGCTCGTTTTCGTTTCAAGAGTTCAGTCAGAGGTATGCTGATCCTGTGAAAGAACTTGAGTTCGTAAAGCGAGAAGCACGTTTACAAGATATGAAAAATCGGCAAAACAGTATTGAAATCGAAAACGATCCATCTATTCAAGAGGATGAAATCCGATCGAGTTTGGTTGTAGACTGGGGTCGGAAACAGGTTGGTGTAATAAACCAAGCCAAAGAGGTATATAAATGGGCGATCGAGAATGGTATAGCCAAGGAACAAGCGAGAGCTGTATTGCCTGAGGGTCTTACTGTTTCTCGAATGTATATGAATGGAACACTGAGATCTTGGATACACTATATAGAACTACGAACAGAAAATGGGACTCAGAAAGAACATCGTGTCATAGCGGAACAGTGCGGTGTTGAGATTGCGAAGATCCTACCTCTGATCACAGAGTTCAAAGATTAATCGGAGAAGAATATGGCACGAGAAAAGAAGCATCTTGGTATTACTATTGATCTTTCCAGAGAGAAAGACCTTTCCGAGTTTGCCGTGAGTTTATTGAAAGAATATTATTGTCGGAAAGATGAGAAGAATTGCCAAGAAGCATTCGCTCGTGCAGCTGTCGCATATTGCGACGGTGATATGGAACTTGCGCAACGAATCTACGATTATGCCTCACAGGGTTGGTTTATGTATTCCAGCCCTGTTTTGTCTAATGCAGGTTTGCCAGGCGAAAAAGTAAAGGCTCTGCCGATATCGTGCTTTCTAACTTATGTTCCCGACACACTCGAAGGTTTGATTGATCACACAGCGGAGTTGCGTTGGCTGTCAGTAAAGGGTGGTGGTGTTGGTGGTCACTGGTCTGATGTGCGTTCTGTCAGTAATATTGCTCCAGGTCCGATTCCGTTTTTGCATACAGTTGACTCAGACATGACTGCGTATCGTCAAGGCAAAACACGCAAGGGTTCATACGCTGCATATCTCGACATCTCACATCCCGACATCATAGAGTTTCTTTCTATTCGCACCCCCACTGGTGACGTCAATAGAAAATGTCTCAACCTCAACCACGCTGTAAATATCACAGATGATTTTATGCGAGCTGTTGAGAAAGACGAAGATTGGAATCTTGTTGACCCGAACGATAATAAGACACGTGAAACAATGAAGGCTCGCAAGCTCTGGGAAAATATTCTAGAGGTGCGCTATCGTACAGGCGAACCATATCTAAACTTTATTGACACAGCGAACCGTTATCTTCCCGAGCCACAAAAGAAACTCGGACTCAAGATTAAAGGTTCAAATCTTTGTAACGAAATCCATCTTGTAACAGATAAAGACCGCACAGCAGTTTGTTGCCTGTCATCTGTGAACATCGAAAAGTTTGATGAGTGGAAGCAAACTACAATGGTGCGTGATCTTATTCGTTTCCTTGATAATGTGCTACAAGTTTTCATAGACAACGCACCCGATACTATTTCCCGCGCAAAGTTTTCCGCTGAGCGTGAGCGATCTCTCGGTTTGGGTGCTATGGGTTTGCATTCTTATTTCCAAAAGTGTGAGGCACCATTTGAAAGTGAACATGCCTCCGAACTCAATAAACGTATTTTCCAGTATATCAAGCAAGAGGCTGTAGCAGAAACGAAAAAGATTGCGAAAGAGAAAGGCGAAGCACCAGACATGATTGGTTCTGGTTTCCGCAACGCACATCTACTTGCTATCGCACCAAATGCAAACAGTGGTGTCATCGCTGGCACTTCACCATCTATCGAGCCAAACAAAGCAAACGCATACACGCATCGTACACGTGTTGGTTCGTATTTGGTGAAGAACAGATATCTTGAAGCATTGTTGAAAGATCTTGGTCAGGACACGAAAGACGTTTGGAGCAGCATTATAACTAATGGTGGATCAGTTCAGCATCTTGATTTTCTAAACGCACATCAGAAGCGTGTTTTTGCTACAGCGAATGAAATACCGCAGATGGCTTTGGTAAGACAAGCTGCTGATCGTCAGAAGTATATTTGTCAGGGGCAGTCCCTGAATCTATTTTTCCCAGCTGGTGCTAATAAAGGCGAGTTGTCTAAAGTTCACTACATGGCTTGGAAGCTGGGATGCAAGGGTTTGTATTATTTACGAACAGAAACTTCAAACCGTGCAGAAAACGTATCAAAGAAAGTTGAGCGAGATCGTTTGATGGATGGTGTAGAAATAGAGCAGGATGAGGAATCCTGTGTGGCATGCCAAGGTTGATGGAGGTTTATCATGGCGAAAAGAGCGAAGAGTCTAGGTGTAATTCAAGTTCATGAACCAGTTGTAAAGAAGACCTCGATTGGTTCGGGTCACAATACTTCAAAGTGTATGATGAATAAAAGTAAACGCAGATCATATAAGAAATACAGGGGGCAAGGAAGGTAAATGGATAATATCCGCATCGTTTCTAAATCAGACTGTCCGTTTTGCATAAAGGCAAAAGATTGGTTGGACCGTCGAGGATTCACATATACTGAAGATGTGATGGATGATGAAGAAACACGTTTGTCCTTTTATCAGCAGTACAAAGTTCAGTCGGTTCCACAAATTTTCATAAATGACAAACTGATTGGTGGATATACACAGCTGTTAGATCAGGGAGAATCCTTGGTTCGTCGCGCACGTGGTGGACTCATGGAGTTTTCTAAAGTTTACAAACCGTTTCAATATCCTTGGGCAGTTGAAATAACTCAACGCCACGAAAAGATCCACTGGATTGAGGACGAGCTTGATTTGAGTGAAGACGTTATGGACTGGAAGTCTGGCAAAATGTCGGCGACTGATAAATCATTTGTCACTCAGATACTTCGACTGTTTACTCAGTCCGACGTTGCGGTTGGCAAAAATTATTATGAGCATTTCATACCTGCTTTCAAGAATAACGAGATCAGAAATATGCATGGCTCGTTTGCTGCACGTGAGGGTGTTCACCAACGTGCGTATGCTTTGCTCAACGATACACTTGGCTTGCCTGACGATGAGTATCTTGCGTTCCTAGAGTATAAAGAGATGGCGGACAAAGTTGACTACATGGCTGAAGCTGATATTACAACTCGGCGTGGCTTGGGTCTTGCGTTGGCGAAGTCTGTATTCAATGAAGGAGTTTTGCTTTTTGCATCTTTCGTCATGCTTCTAAACTTCCAGCGAGTTGGTAAGATGAAAGGGATGGGCAAAGTTGTTGAGTGGTCGATTCGCGACGAGTCGATTCATGTCGAAGGCAACTCAAGATTGTTCAGAACATATTGCGCTGAGCATCCTCGTATTGTTGACGATCAGTTCAAACAAGAAATCTATGACATCGCTCGCAACATTGTAAAGCTCGAAGATAAGTTCATCGAGCTGGCATATAAGATTGGTGACATCGATGGTTTGACTGCTGATGAAGTCAAGCAATATGTTCGCTACATCACTGATCGTCGCTTATTGCAACTTGGTCTGAAAACAAACTTCAAAGTCAAAGAAAATCCACTCGACTGGCTTGAATGGGTATTGAACGGAGCAGATCATACAAACTTTTTTGAGAACAGAGTTACCGAGTATGAGGTTGCTGGTTTGACAGGGAGTTGGGATGATGCTTGGAAATGACAATACTCGATGAAGTTGAAGAGGAAATCAAATGCCCCTCGTGTGATGCAGATTTCCTAGTAAAGTATGACACTCAATATGTTGAGGACGTTCCATCATGGTGTCCATTTTGTGGTGCTGAAATAGAAGACGAAGAAGATGACTATATAGAAGAGGATGACGATGATGATGAGATGTGATGTACGACAATCCCTGGACATTCGAAGGAAAACCGTTTGAAACTGAAGACATCAATGGCTTCTTTGGTTTTGTCTACATCATCACAAGTTTGATAGATGGTAAGAAATATATCGGGCGAAAATATTTTTATTCCCATCGTAAGAAGAAGGGAGCCAAACGTCGTCAAAAAAGTGAGTCCGACTGGAAAGAGTATTATGGATCAAGCGAAGACCTCAAAGAACAAATTGAAATCCATGGTAAAGAAAACTTCCGGAGAGAAATCATTTCGCTCCACTCCACCAAGGGACGTGTGAATTATGAAGAAGTGCGGGAACAATTCTTACATGGTGTGCTTGAAGATGATAACTACATCAACGGCAACATCAATGGTAAGTGGCATCGTGCTCCTGAACATATAAGGGAAGGTTCTAGATATGCCAATACCGCCAGACTGGACTGAAACAAAGAGATATAATTATCCCCTCAACTCTGACTCTATAATATTTGACGTCGGAGGATATAGAGGGGATTTTGCATTTGAGTGGGTTTCTAAAGTTGATCCGACCATTTACATCTTCGAACCATTTATTGATTTTCATATAAGTCATTTACATTCTAGATTCAAAAATAATGACAAGGTACAATATTTCAGATATGGGTTGAGTGATTTCAATGGAGATGCAAATTTGGCAAAATCTGGAACTGAAGCTGGTTCAATATCATATGATATGAATGAAAAGTTTCCAAATTCAGATAGTGTAAATGTGAGAAAATTTTCTGAAGTTTATTCTGAACTTGGTTCACCGAAGGTTGATCTAATCAAGATAAATATCGAGGGAGAGGAATACCCATTGCTCAACCATATTCTTGATGAGGGATTGATCAACAACTTCAAATATATTCAAATACAATATCACGACTTCATCAAAGATGCTGAAGAAAAAAGAGCAAAGATAGTAGAAAGAATGCAAGAAACGCATAACTGTCAGTGGGAGTTTCTTTGGATATGGGAAAGCTGGGAGAGAAAAGATGCATGAATACAGATGTGTTATTACAAAAGTGGTTGATGGGGATACTGTAGATATCGACATTGATCTTGGGTTCGGTGTTTGGCTGCGTAAACAGCGTGTTCGTATGTATGGTATCGACACACCAGAATCACGTACAAGAGATTTAGAAGAAAAGAAGTATGGTCTCGCTGCGAAAGACTTCCTGACTGATATGTTAAATGATGAAGCAGGAATCACTCTGAAAACTCATAAAGATGCTAAAGGTAAGTTTGGTCGAATCCTTGGAGAGTTTTGGCGAACGACCAGTTTTGCAGATAAGTCGATAAATGATTACATGATAGAAAAACATCATGCGGTTGCATATTATGGTCAATCAAAAGAAGATATTGCTGAACAACATATAGAAAACAGAAAACATGTGGATCTGGCTTCTTTCTAATATCGCTGGTAGTTTACTCGGCACTGCAACAACTGCTTGGTTTCAAGATACTAAGCTGGGAAAATGGTGCTATGCTAAGTTTATTTCCCTTGCGGATTGGGCTGCGAAGAGGTATAATATAGATATCCTTGATAGAGAGCAAATCGCTTGGCGTAGAAAATACCCAAACGTGGCAAAGAAGATTGATGAGCTCGAAGAAAGGATAAAGAAACTGGAGGAAAAATGAAATATGTGTTAGTGACAGGCGGTTTCGATCCTTTACATTCTGGACACATTTCGTATTTTAAACACGCATCATTGCTCGGCGACAAACTAATCGTTGGATTGAACTCTGACGATTGGCTCGAACGTAAGAAGGGCAGACCATTTATGCCTTTCGATGAGCGTGCAGAAATCATAGAAAATTTAAAGATGGTTGACGAGGTTATTGATTTCGATGACAGTGTTGACCACAATGGTGCTTCGTCCGCAATATTCAAATTGCGTGCTAGAGGGTGGGGCGACAAGGATGAACTGATTGTAGCGAATGGTGGCGACCGTGTCGACGGTAAAGTTCCAGAACAAATATCTTGGGATGGCACTCCTGGTATCAAGTTTGTTTTTGGTGTAGGCGGCGACGATAAGAAAAACAGCTCACGATGGATTCTTGATGAGTGGCAGCGACCGAAGGTTGAAAGACCATGGGGCTATTATCGTGTGCTGCGTTCCGACTCACCAAACGTAAAGCTCAAAGAACTGGTTGTAAATCCTGGAAAATCTTTGAGCATGCAACGTCATGAAAAACGCAGTGAAGAATGGTTTGTTGCAGATGGGGCAGCGAGTGTATATACGGTAAGCCCTTCGAGTTCCGATGTTGAGCTTTGGCGAACCTTATACCAGTTCGATAAATTATCTATAAAGCCAAATGAATGGCATATGTTGTCAAACGAAACAGATAAACCGCTCAAGATCACAGAGATACAGTGGGGTGATGAATGTGTAGAAACAGATATTGAAAGGCATGATCATTATGAGTACGAGTGACCCTATCCGTTTGTTTATTGGTTCATCAAGCAACGGTGAGGATG